ACCTTCGCCGGACGAGGCTGACAGCGTTCTGCTATGCGTGATCCCGGTCCGGCTCAAAGATAATCCGAAAGGGGGTACGAAGGAATGAGCGAGAACAAGAAGCAGCTGCCCAGCGTAGGTGTGCGCATTATAAAGGCTTTTGACCGGCCTATTGAGAAGGCCGAGCAGCCGACCCAGCTTGACACGCAGCAAGCGAGGAACGCCGGCGAGTTCGCTATGCCGCTTTATCCTCTTGAGGGATTGCGGGAGCTGGTGAAAAATTCTCACATTCTTCCCCAGTGTATCGCGGCGTATAAAAATAATATCGCCGGCTTCGGCCTGGGCCTTCGCTACGTCACCGACGATGGTGATGAGACGGCCGAGATGAAAGCCGAGTGGGACGCGGCGCAGGAGATCGTCGACCTCCTCAATATTGACATGGATACTAAGCAGGTTTTTGAGAACGTGATCGAGGCTCGCGAGATTTACGGGATCGCCTATCTTGAAATTCTGCGCAATCCCGCCGGCGAGGTCAATCAAATCGCGTTCATCCGCGACACGCCCTCCATGCGGAAGACTTACCCGCTCGATCCTCCCGTCATGGCCGAGTACAATTACAAGGGCAAGAAGATGATCCAGCGGCCGCGCCGTTTCTGTAAATACCGGCAGGAGGTCGGCGGCAAGACCGTCTACTTCAAGGAGTTCGGCGATCCCCGCATGATGGATAACCGTAGCGGCCAATACGTGAGTACCGACACGGAGAACGAGGGCGAGCCCCTTCCCGTCGAATACCAGGCGAACGAGATTCTTGACTTCGCGATCGGCACCGAGCTCTACGGCGAGGTCCGCTGGATCGGTCAAATCCTGGGGATCGACGGCACGAGAGCGGCTGAAAGCCTCAACAATAACTACTTCCGCAACGGCCGGCACACGCCGCTCCTTATCTGCATTAAGGGCGGCACCTTGAACGAGAAGAGCTACGCCACGCTGCAAGGGTATATGAACGATATTAAGGGCGAGGCCGGTCAACATGCGTTCTTGCTCCTTGAGACGGAGAACGCTGACAACCGGGCCGACTTCGACGAGACGAAAGCGCCGGATGTCGAGATCAAGGACCTGGCCTCGATTCTCCAGAAAGACGAGCTCTTTCAGGACTATATCGAGAACAACCGCAAGCGCGTACAATCCGCCTTCCAGCTGCCCGACCTTTACGTCGGCTATACGACCGACTTCAATCGTGCGACTGCGCAGACGGCCATGGAGGTCACGGAGGAGCAGGTCTTTCAGCCGGAGCGGAAGAGCTTGGCCTGGATCATCAACAACCGGCTTTTGAACGGCTACGGCTTTAAGCATGTTGAGGTCTATTTCCTTGAGCCCGATATTTCCAACCCCGACGACCTCTTTAAGATTCTCACTATCTGCAACAACGCTGGCGGCCTGACCCCCAACAAGGCCAGAGGTATCGCGGCCGAGGCCCTTGGCGAAAAGGCTGAGGACTTTACCGAGGATTGGGGCGAGGTTCCTCTTGCGGTCGCGGCTCGTCAGAGTCAGGCTGAGGCCGCTGCGCAGAGCGCGGGAGGCGTTTCTCCCGGCGTCATGTCTCAGCTTTCTGCGCAGATTGCGAAGGCGGCGAATGACAAGCAAGACGAGCTCGTCGCCATCATGAAGCAGGTTCGAGCTCTTTTGAGGGAATCCGCCTGACAGCTGTTTACAAAGTATAATGGAGGCATTATAATAAACGCAGCGAACGCGCTCCATAATACGCCGATTCAGTAAATAGATTATCAGGAGGGACCGATCATGCTCATTACCACAACTGACACTTTGCAGGGACGCGAGATCAAGGAATACCTTGGCATAGTCCACGGCTACGGCCAGGACGTTTCCGGCGGTATCGGGAAAATGGGGGATAAGCTCATGGCGAAGACCATGAACTCCCTGCAAGAATCCTTGACCGCCGCGGGGAACGCCGTCAACGCTGACGCGATCATCGGCGTGCGGGTATTCTCCGAGAAGGGCTATGTGAAAGCGGTCGGCACCGCAGTTAAGCTCTAAGCAGTGATAAACGCCTCATGTTGGAAGCATGAGGCGTTTATTATACCGTTAGGCGCTCAACTTTTTCAGCTCGACCTCAAAATTCCAGTCGGCTGTATCGAAACAGTCTAACGGATTGTCTGACAAGCGGTCAAGTGCGCTTGCCAGCTCGTCAAAGTACGCGGGCATAGGTTCACCCCCTTCCTGCGGGCGGCGTCTGCGTGGTGTTAACGTAGACGCCGCCAAACTCTAAAAACAGTATAGCAAAGCTCCTTTGGAAGTTCTATGCTTTCTTTCGGCAGACGGAAACGTCTGCTTTTTATTTTGTCAGCCGCTGGAAAATTATGGAGGTGACGCCCTGTGCCGTGTCATTGCGAAGGTTTGATTAAGGCCATTGACGCCTATCTCGCCAAAGAAGACGACGAGCTGGAGCTGGCCCTTGAGGCAGCGGGGTACGTCGACGCCCCGGAGACCATCGAGCATATTACCAGCCTGGAAGATGGGATCGCCGTCGTGCTGATCTCCGAGACCGATTATATTCTCGACTCTCTGAAAGATCGGGTCGACCTCGAGGAGTATTTCAGCGAGGTATGGCCGGCGATCAAGAAGAACAACCCGACCGCCGACAAGCTCTTTGACCTCTTTTGGGAGGACTTTTCCGGCTATATGAAACCGCTGGCCTCAAAGTATATTGCGGCCACCGACGCGGAGCTTACTGTGCGGGCCGTTTCCCAGCGCACGACGGCCTGGACCAAGCAATGGAGCAAAGACCTCTCCGAGCTTATGCAGCTGGAGAGTCATACGCAGGTCGAGAGAATCCGGACGACCGCCATGGACGAGGGCCAGAGCGTCGCCGAAGTCACGCAGGCCCTTATGGATAGCGGCATACGTAACGAATACGTCCGAGCGCGCAAGACGGCTTTGACCGAGACCTTGCGCGCTCATTCCGTCGCGAATCAAGAGGCTATGATGCAGAGCCCCGCCGTTGTGGAAAAGGAGTGGCGACACTCGGGAGCCTACCGGAACGAGCCCCGGATCAATCACGTCGCCATGCAGGGCCAGCGAGTCAGCAAAGAGGCGGCCTACGTTTTGCAGGGCGCCGATGGCGGCGTCTATTATCCGCTGTACCCCCGAGACCCCAGCCTTCCGGCTGGCGAGTCGATCAACTGCCACTGCATTTCTCAGCCGATTGTCAGCGAAGAGATTCTGGGCCTTCCCATTGAAGAGCGTCGTTTGCTCCAGGAGGAGGCGCTTGCGGCTATGGACGACGCCTGGGAGGAGGAGCTTTACCTCAAGAACAAAGCCCTTGCGGGCTTGTGACTTGCTAAAAGGCTTCCCAGGAGCTCCACGGCTTCCCGTATCGCGTTTCTGGCCTGGGGCCCTGGTGTTTATACTCCTGAGACCCCGGACGCGATATGGAGCTCCTGGGAGGCCTTTTAGATTAACGAGCAAAGGAGGTGCGATGTTTGAGGAAGCGGCAGGCCTACGGCTGAGGAGGTGATCCAAGTATCTCGCAGGGCGCGGCGATATGCGCCCACACCGCAAAGGAGGTGAAACAGGTGAGCAAGGTTCAGAAAGCAATCGAAATCTCTGACGCCAAAATTCAGTTTATGTCTTTGGTCGACAAGGCGGCAAACAAGCGCCAATTCCTTGTGACCAAGCAGGAGAACGGTTGCGCGCAGTTCTCCACCACCGCCAAGATCGTCAAGGTGGACGATTCCACGCACTATATCACCGGGATCGCCTACGAGCCTCTGGCCGAGGACGCCCACGGCAATTTCATGACTGAGCCTGAAATTCGCAAGGCTGCGTACTGGTTCGCCAAGAACGGGGACAAGGTGGATATTCAGCATAGTTTTGAGAAAGCCGAGGGCCTTTCCGTCGTCGAGAATTATGTCGCGCCCTGCGACATGACCATCGGCGAGACTCCGGTCGTTAAGGGCACGTGGATCATCACGGTGGAGTGCGCCAACGACGAGGTATGGCAGGCCGTCCAAAAGGGCGAGCTGACCGGCTTCTCTATGGGCGGCGTCGGTAAGTACAGCGAGCAGGATGTTCAGCTTGACGACGTGACCAAAACCGTCGAGACCGAAGAGCGCGGCTTCTTCAAGAAACTTGCCAAGTTTTTCGGCTTCGAGGTGGTAGAGAAGGGCGAAGTCCTGGACCGCTACAACGAGAGCGCCCGCAATTCGGCGTTCTGGAATGCGGTCTACGCTCTGGAGGACGTGCTCCTCTATCACTACGAGTATCGGGACGGCGTCTATACCAACACCGTGAGCCCCGACAAGGTGCATGAGGCGCTTGCCGACTTCAACCGCATTTTGACCGACGTTATGACCCTGAGCGGCGACGCCGTGGTCAAGGCGGTCGAGCTGCCCGTCTGTAAAGCGGGCAAGAAAATGTCCGGCGCCAACAAGGCGAAACTGGACGAGATTTGTCAGGCACTTTCCGACTTCAAAACCGCGTTCGACGAGGACCCGGAAGAGCCGGAGGACGACACCAAGAAAAAGGAGGAAAACAGTATGACTAAAGCAGAGATTCAGGCCGAGGTCAGTGCGACCGTCGTGAAGGCCCTGACTGAGGCCGGCGTTATCAAGGCCGCGCCTGCTCCGCAGGAGACTCCTGCGCCCCAGTCGGCTACTCCCATCGAGAAGGCTACCGAGCCCGCAGTTCCGGCCGCGCAGGTTCAGGAGGGCGCCGACCTGGAGGCTATGGTCGCTAAGGCCGCGGAGGCCGCCGTCAAGAAAACCCTGATCGAGGCCGGGCTGATCGAGGAGGCCGCTGACCCCGACGCCCCCGTTACCAAGGGCGAGGTCCAGCAGATCGTTACCGACGCGCTGGCCCCCATGCTCAAAGCGTTCAGTCTGCCCCAGAACCTCAATAACGAGGGGCAGGTTGCCAAGAGCCAGGAGCACTACCTGCACGGCCTCCTGTAAGGGCCGGCAGAGAAACGACAAAGGAGGAAAATGTAATGCCTATTTCCACTCGCGGTATTATCCGCAAGGCCGCCGGCGCGCTGACTACTACCGGCGTGAGCTCCGGCCTTCTCAACCCTGAGCAGAGCCGGCAGTTTATGCGGCAGGCTATGGAGGCCACGCCCCTGACCCAGCTTGTGCGGCACGAAATGCGCCGGGCCCGGTCCGGCGAGGTCGACAAGATCGGTATCGCCGGCCGCATTCTCCGCGGCAAGACCGAGGACACCGACGACGGTTATCGCGCCAAGCCCACCTTCGGGCAGGTCGACTATCAGACGGTCGCGGTCCGTCTGCCCTGGGAGATCACCGAGGAGACTCTGCGTGAGAACATCGAGGGCCAGGGCCTGGAGGCCACGATCACCAACCTCATGACCCGCCAGGTCGGTATCGACCAGGAGGACCTGTGCCTCAATGGCGACACCGCCACCGAGTCCACCGATCCTGACTACGACTTTCTGAAGCTCAATGACGGCTGGGTGAAGCAGATCGCCATGGGCGGCCATGTGGTCGACCACGCCGGCGCCGCCATGTCCCTGGACGTGTTCTATAAGGCGCTGCGGTCCCTTCCCAACAAGTATAATAACGGCCGTCTGCGCTGGATCATGAGCCCCCACCGCCAGCAGGAGTGGGAGCGGTATATCCTGGACAAGGCTGTCACCGTGGGCGGTATCATCAGCGACCGGCGCGTCGAGAATCCCTGCTCTATCCCCGCCGTCGCCGCGCCCGCCATGCCCGACGACAAGCTGCTTCTGGTCGATCCCAGGAACCTGATCGTGGTGAACACCTATGACATGAAGATTCGCAAGACGACCGAGGGCAAGGAGGCCGTCATGCAGGATAAGCGTTTCTATGTGATCCACTTCGACTTTGACGCCATCGTCGAGGAGCTGGACGCCGCCGCTATCGTCACCAACCTGAACGCTCTGACCTGAGAAAGGAGTGCCGTATGAAGCATTTGAGACTCAAGCGCGGCCTGTCCTATTCCGGCCGCGGCGTTACGGCTACTAAGGCCGCGCCCAATGTGACCGTCGAGGACGATGCTCAGGCCGACGCGCTGATTGCGACCGGCTACTTCGAGGAGGAT